TGGGGATTGGTTTTTCCAATCCTCACGTGTCATAGTGTTTCAAGAGCAATTCAAGTTTATAGTTTATTTATTCTAGTATGTTGCTCTTTTGAGTACATATTATTATAGATAGATTATTTTCTTGTTTTTGCTCGAATTGAGATATTATACATGATAAATCTTTTATTTCTACTACTCCATTCTGGGAGTTAAATAAATACAGAATATGTTTAACTTTTAATTAGTATTTGATTAACATAACAAAAAATCAAAAATCTAACCCGTTTTATTTTGTTTCACATTGAGTGATGTTTTTCGCGTAATTGCGCTAGGCTTTGCAGTTTGCATTGTACAATTCGCCACGCGCGCTAAGTACATTTTTAGTGGTGGAATTGATGGATATCCGTTTATGGATTCCAAGCTTTTTATTAATACTTTAAGCTTGTAAAATATTCTTCCTATCGTCCTGGGAGAATACTTGATATAAATGTATGGTAACCCCGCCTTTGGGGGACACAACGAGTTGAAAAGATTCTATTAGATCTTTTGCGGTTATGTACATGCTTGTATAGTTGGGTAAAACGTACAAAAGGTGACGATCCACCTTTGTAGTCAGTGCCGATTATCTGAGCCTCTGAGATGTATACCAATATATTGAATCGAACGAATGTTACTGATCCGGTTAAAAGTCCGTTGAACAGTCAGTATGAAAAATTCGACGAGAGCCTATGCGGTATGGCTTGCTTTTTAGCGTAAGGTTGTGGTGCCGTTGTCCTATATTAATGTCAGAATTAATTAAGAATTTGTTAGGATCGTTAGTTAATAAGGTGGCCGCTGAGCCACACATTTCGGTTCCGGGCGAGGAACAACCTAAGCGAGCAGGTGTAGCTCGCAAATGTCTTCGGAAAGCTTCGTTTGATGAGGCGCAAGACAAACAGACTGTTGAGGAACAGGAGCAAGATTTTTGCTCGACAACCTTCGGATCTGTGGATCATGCCCACGGTTCCTCGCGTGCCCTAAAGAAAGGGTACGTAAAATTAGATTTAGATAGAGAATTTCATGATTACATTTCTGGTAACGTTATTAATTGTAATAGTGTAGTTAAATATGCAGAGGAGTTAGTTGTTAAAGAAGACTATGTTCTTCAAGATAATGATGAACCTGGTTATGTAGCTGCATTGGGACAACTTGATGCATATATTTCACAACAGCTTAATAGAAATTTTAGAGGAGAAATAACTGGTTTAGTATCAAGGAAAATGATGGATTCCATTGAATATCCATTAAATTTGGTTGAAGATTTAACTATTTTAGTTATCAATCTCTCAAGAAGTAAATCCAGTTCAGAATTTACCTTAGCTTGTATAGGTTTTCTTAAGATGAGAAGCACTCAGTCTATTACGAGGAACGTATTAGAAGGTGCTGATTATTTACTTGAAACTATATATTATGCTTGGGATACCTACTCTAAACATAAAGCTGTTAAGAAAGAGGCTGAAGATTTAAGTAAAATTAATCCCAATTTAATGTCTGGGATAGAAAAAGTTCGTCAGGAGATTAGCGACAGACGTAATTGTATTGTCACTAGTAAAGGTAAGTATCGTTTAACTGCAAATCGTAAAGCATTTCTTGCTGAATTAACTGATGATAAGATGATTGCTGAAACTATTGAAAAATATATTGAACTTGATAAATTAGTTTTACAAGATGGTTTACTTGAGGATTTTAAAAATACTCTTTCTAGTTTCAATCCCCGTTATGTGGCAAAAGTTTACACTCACTGCAAGAATTTGATTCTTCATTTGCTTGCTTTTAGTATACTTAAACCACTGGGTATTGATTTAACTTCAGTTGGTTATACAGAATTGGAAAAGAAAGCTCTTGAACGTAAAGTTTGGAACTCTACTGAACCTATAGTTCAGATAGTAGAGGCTTTCATATGGATATGTGAACGAGTTAGTTCATGTGTCCAACAGAAAAGTTTAACTCCATTATTATTTGCAAGTAAAACTTGTGAACAATTTTATTCAGAGACTCGTAAGTTGAAGGAAGTTTATAAAGTTCTAGATGTACCAACTCTTTTGAAGGAGTTAGAATACACTGAAGCAAAATTTATAGAACATTTGGAATTAAATATCGAACGTGGATCCAATATTAAGAAATTTCTTAATTCTTCTATGGATAAAGAATTTTTCGATAAAAATCTTAATGACTTAAGAATGATGCGAAATGAACGCTTAACGCGCAAATTTTCTGCTTCATCTAGGGATGTTCCTTTTTCCATTTTAGTTTTTGGGGATTCTGGTATTGGTAAATCATCTTTACAAGATATGTTAATAAGTTATTTTGGTAAACTTACTGGAGAAGAGTGTGGTGATGAATATCGCTATATTAAAAATCCGGTAGCAAAGTATTGGGATAATTTTAGGTCTCAAATGTGGGCCATTGTTTTAGATGATATTGGTTTCATGAAAAGTGATGCTGTCCAAGGTGGTGATCCTACAGTCATGGAAGTTATTCAGATTGTTAATGGTGTACCTTTTGTTCCTGATCAGGCTGATTTAGAAATGAAGGGTAAACATCCTTTACGAGCCAAATTCGTAATAGGATCGACTAATACTAAAACTATGAATGCTGAAGCTTACTTTAGTTTCCCTACAGCTGTTCAGAGGCGTTTTCCTTTTGTTATTGAACCGAAGGTTAAACCAGAGTATACTCTTCCAGATGGAGGTTTAGATAGTTCTAAAGTTCCTGCCTTTGATAATTTTCCAGATTTATGGACTTTCACCATAATGGCACCAGAGAAAGTTAGTGTTACCTCTCAATTGAGACGTTTCGCTTGTAGTTATAATACTCTTGAGAAAGATTTGAATCTCTCTCAATTTCTTAAGTGGTTTGCTAAGCAAGTGAAATTGCACAAGGAAATTCAGGTTAAGGTTAACAATCAGAGAGATAATATTTTTAAAATAAGTCTTTGTGATCAATGCCAATTACCTGTTAGTATTTGTGCTTGTGTCGCTGACAATAATGTGGAATTACAGGATGGCAGTGAAATTATTGATGAATTGTGGTATGTATTTACTGTCAATGTTTTATATTGGGGTCATCTATTTTATTTGTTCATTCTTGCAATTCTTAAGAAGATTGTTCCGTCGTGTCAGTTTGAAATGATTTTATGGAGCAATTTACTCATTGCATTATTCATCAAATTAATTTGTTGGATTAATGGATGGGATATCTCTATGTTAGTATTATTGTTCATTTATGCAATTTGTATCTTTGGACAAATTTTGCTTTGCTGGAGTAACCCTAATATGCCAATTCTTTCAATTTTAAAATCACCGTGGTTTTATACTCAGCAAGGTCTTAAAATAGCCTTTTTTAGATTTTGCCCAATACCTGTTATTGACGTTATACTTAAGTTTCAATCTATAAATCAATTGGCTTATAATGATGTCTCTAGCTCATGGCCGAAAATGCATAGTTTTGTTCTTGGTGATAATATCAGAGCAAAAATGTGCGTCCCTTTAGGACTTGTCACTCTTACTACTTTGTTAATATCTTTTTTAACAATTATTAAATTGAAAAATAAGTTTACTAAGAGTTTGGATGAAGTCAAGGAGACAGTTGAGGAAGTCAGAAAGAATCACATCTTTGCTGTAGAATCCAAAAATGAAGTTACTCCTTCACCTAAGGAAAATGAGGCACAGAACGTTTGGTATAATGATTCTTTTGTTTTAACTCCACATGATGTTAGTGAAAATACTACATCCTGGAATTCACTTTCAGAGAGTGATATCATTCGTAAGATTGGTTTCAATTTATGTATTCTTAAATTTCGTGCTGAGAATAAGTACAAAGTTACTAGAGGGCTTTGCTTGACGGGTAATGTTTACTTATTTAATCTACATGTTCTAAAGGAATTACAAGATATTTTCCAGGTTGATGTATATTATCAGGGAGAAGTAAAGGGAGTTTCATCCAATATCACTTTAACTATGAATAAAAAATTAATTTATATTGATGAATCAAAAGATATTGCAGTTTGTGAATTTAATGGTTTACCACCTCGCCGCAGTATAGTTTCATTATTTTCCGTTAATCCCATTGATGTGAAAGTCAACGGATATTATTTGGCTCATGATGAATTATTTACTGTTCGATCTCGACCAGTGCTTCGTATTAGGAAGGGAGATAATTTTTTCGTTGAAGCATTAGGTAGAAATATGGATATATGGCATTGTTTAGCCCAATCGAGTACTTCTAATGGTGATTGTGGTATGCCTTTAATAGCACAGACTGGTTATGGTCCTGTTATTCTTGGTATTCATTTTCTCGGAGCAGTAAATTCAAATGTTGCTTGTGCAATTAGCCTTAGTCAACGTGAGATATGCGCTTATGTAGCTGGTTTTAAACCTCAAGTTCAAGATGGTAAGTGCAATTTAGGAGCACCTTCTATTCCAGTTGGTGTCACTGATTTGCATCCCAAGTCAGTCTTTAGATATATTGAGGATAATGGTTCTGCTCGAGTTTATGGTTCTTTAACCTTGAATAGACACAATAATCGTAGATCACTTGTGAGTAAAACACCCTTATCAGATGTGTTAAAAGCTGATGGTATTAGTACTACTCACCTTCCGCCTGATCTTAAATCTTATAGACCGTGGCGTCATGCTGCACTTGATATGATTAGGCCCGCTAATAGGCTTGATCCTCTATTGTTACAAAAGTGTACAGCAGCATATTTAGGTGATATAGCGATTAGTTTACCACGATCTGCTTGGAATGAAGTTGTTCCATATAGTACTTTTACAGCTATTAATGGTGTTCCAGGTTTAGCTTATGTTGATAAATTGAATAAGACCACATCTATGGGACATCCTTATAATAAAAGTAAGAAATTCTTTATAGTTGATATACCATCTGAACACGGCGTTATGGAACCTTTTGAATTTACTAAAGAGATCATGGATCAAATTGAGTCTATTGAGCAATCATATTCCCAAGGAATTCGTGTTAAACCTATTTTCTCGGGAAATTTGAAGGATGAACCTCAATTACCTAAGAAAGTTGATATCGGAAAAACTCGTGTTTTTTCCGGATCGAGTGTATCTTGGTCAATTGTTGTTCGCAAATATTGTCTATCTTTTGTTAGATTGATTCAACAAAATCCTCTTCTTTTTGAATGCGCTCCTGGTATGGTAGCGCAATCTAAGGAATGGGACATGTTGTATAATTATATCATTAGATTTGGTAAAGACAGAATCATTGCAGGTGATTTTGGAGCGTATGACAAGAGCATGTGTGCCGAAATTATTCGTGAGGCATTTGAAATTTTAGTTGGATTGGCTGTGCAATCCGGTAATTACGATGAGTCTGATATTTTGGCTATTCGTACTATTGGAGTTGATACTGCTTTTAACTGGCAAAATTTTAATGGTGATCTTGTTGAGTTCTTTGGGTCAAATCCTTCGGGTCATCCTTTGACGGTTATTATTAATTCTTTAGTTAATTCATTATATAATCGTTATATGTTTACCCGAATTACAGGAAAGGATCCATCGGATTTTAAGAAATTTGTTAGCTTAATGACATATGGTGATGATAATATTATGAGTGTTTCTTCCCAATGTAGTGAGTTTAATCATACAGCTTTACAGAATATGTATGCTCAATATGGTATTAAATATACTATGGCTGATAAAGATGCGGAATCAATTCCGTACATTAGTATTGATCAATCAAATTTCTTAAAAAGATCTTTTCGATATGATGAAGAATTAAATTGTGTTGTAGGACCACTTGAGGAGGAATCTATTCTTAAGATGTTAACAATTTGTGTTAAATCTAAGACTGTTTCAGCTGAGGAACAAATGATTTCTATCGTTTCTAGTGCAGTTCGTGAATATTTCTTTTATGGTAGAACTATATTCAATGAAAGAAGTGAATATCTAATGAATAAATTGAAGGAGGTTAATCTTGACATTTATGTTATGGATAGTACCTTTCCTACATATGATTCATTGAAAGATCTTTTCTTCCTACAAGGGAGAAAGAATTTAGGTGTTGACCCAACACCTCTCTTTGTTTAAATAAGGAAAAGCAACTAGGGTAGTTTAGTAATAGTTTACTGACATGTATTAATTTTATATATTTTATAGTTTCATGTAGTGTGGATTATTAAACTTTATCTTTACTAGGGCGTTCCCCGAAATTCCTATTTAGGAAAGGTTTTTAGTTGAGAGCCAAATAAAATATATCTCCTCATTCAATGGTTTTTAAAAGTGAGGTAGTATTTACTTAAACCGGTAATTATTTGAGATATTGTGGGTTGGCTCCCCCTAATTCGCCAGTTTTCAAGAACTTAAAACTTGAGGAAGTGATGCCAATTGTATTGCGAAATATGGATTGGATTCAGAGGCAGAGATTAATTGCTCTACTTAATGATTTTCATGATGAAACAAATGATTTCCCATTGAATAAGTATGAAATGTTAACTCTCCAGTCTGCTGATGTAGAAACTTTTGAGATTGGAGGTACTAACGATACCGAAGATACCACTACAACTACACAGAAACTGCTCACTTTTCACGATGCTAATTCTGGTAATTCATATTCCAATATGGGTTATCCAGATCCTAGTAATTTTGATGATTATATGCCGACCGCTGAGTTGGGAGATTTTCTTAAGAGACCCGTTAGAATTGCGAGTTACACTTGGAACGATGGTGGCGCTCTAATTTATAATCTCTATCCTTGGTATGCATATTTGAGCGATACTTCGGTAGCTAATAAGATTAAGAATTATGCTTTTATTAGAGCTAATCTACATCTTAAAGTTGTTGTCAATGCATCTCCTTTTTATTATGGAGCCGCTATGTTGTGCTATCAACCTATGCCCAGTTTCACCCCTAGTACTATAACTTCAGCATATAGTTCTGGTAATATAGTTTTAAATCCTTTATCTCAAAGGCCTCATATTAAAATAAGTCCTCAGACGTGTGAGGGAGGTGAACTAGTCGCTCCTTTCCTTTGGCATAAAGATTGGGCTGATTTAACTTCGGCCCAAGAAATACGAGATTTAGGCAGGTATGATTTAGTATCTATAACTAATCTCTACAATGCTAATAGTGTTTCTACTACGGGTTGCACTATAACGGTGTTTGCTTGGTTAGATGATGTTTATCTTTCTGGTCCTTCTGCTGCTTTGGTGCTTCAGGCTAAAGATGAATATGGCCCAGTAAGTGGAGTTGCGTCGACTATAGCAAAATTTTCTAATTCATTATCTAGTGTTCCCTATATAGGACCCTACGCTAGGGCTACTAGTATGGTTGCTAGTGGTGTTGGATCCATAGCATCACTTCTAGGATTTACTAATGTTCCTAATATTAGTGATACAGATTCAATGAAACCTCATGCATTTCACGCTTTGGCTTCTTCCCAAATTTCTACACCTGTAGATAAGATGAGTTTAGATCCAAAAAATGAATTAAGCATAGATTCTCGAACAGTAGGTCTTGATGGTAAAGATGATTTATTAATTTCATCGCTTGTAGAAAGAGAAACCTATATAGATCAAGCTGCATGGACTGGTGCCCAAACCCCAGATACTACATTATGGGTTAGCGCTGGTACTCCAGATCTTACTAATGTAGCTGTTGCTGGATCTGTTACAACCTTGGCTAAAACTCCTATGGCACTATTGGCCACCATGTTTCAGTATTGGCGTGGTGATATAGTTATAAGAGTTAAGATAGTTAAGTCTAAATTTCATGCTGGGCGCTTGGTTATGCAATGGGACCCCAAACAGGATAATAGTTCGAATCCCGGACTATTCAATCAGGTTATTACTCGAATAGTTGATATTATGGAAGAAGATGATATAGAATTTGTCATCCCCTACCATCAAACTACCCATTATCTCCATACAGCACAGTACGAAAATAATTCCAACAATGGCCAATATTTTGGTTCTAGCATAGTTTACTCTCCTAATTACCAGAATGGTGTTTTCACTATCAAAGTTTTAACGGCTCAGACGAGTCCAGTTGCATCAGCTGATATCGTTTTGTTGATGTATGCACGGGGTGGGACAAACTTTGAATTTATGGGTCCTATGTCCATAGCCCAAAACACTTCCGTTTATACCCTTCAGTCTGGTGAAGAGGAGAGGGTGTATGAAGATGGTACAAATTTAGTCTTTGGTGGGGAAAGAATTGTATCCATACGCCAATTATTGAGAAGATCCTCCTTAAATAGAGTTTGGGCTCTAGATAATTTGGGTGGTGCGAATTTTATTTCAAATTACACTTTAGGACATAGTTTTCAACCTCTTTATAGAGGTTTTGATCCGAATGGTGTTAATACGGCTCAAGGTATATTAACACCTACCACCACTTACGCATACAACTTCGCTTTGAATACTCCTTATGGTAGAATTGCTCCATGTTTTGTTGGTTATCGAGGTTCGCATATTTGGCATTATAATGTCAATTCTTTGAATCCAATTAAACATTTACGTGCATTGCGAACTACCAGGGGTTTAGGTGGAATCGGAGGTTATGAATCTATAGCTGGAGTTGCTGATTCTGGAGCTACACCTAGCAAGTTTTGTGCTCTAGTGACTTCTATGAACAGTGGATCTGGTGGAGAAAGTTTGACAAATCAGTTAACTCAGAGTGGTTTATCTGTATTGTATCCTATGTATTCACAGTACAGAATGAGAACTACTGCACCTACTAATGCAACTTTGGGTACATCAAAGGATGATACCAATTTAGATGCTGCATCTCTGGAAATTCAATTTCAGACTGATAATATTTCTAATATTGGAAAATACACAATGATCGAATACCATCACAGTATTGGTACAGATTTCAATTTGTTCTTTTTCTTAAATGTCCCTTCCTTGTATGTTCAAGGAGATCCAACACCTGTATAGGTTGAGGGGGTTTTAATGTAGTTTTTCCCAAATAAAACTCAAGAGTGTCCACAGTGGTGGTTTAGTTGTCTGGACGGCAGATAACTTGTAAAAACGTAGTCAGTGCGCATGCCTGAGGACCGCTTTGTATCTTTATATATTTTCATATTTTATAATGTGTGAATCATTGTTTTAAGGGTTTTAAGCGGCTTTCGGGCCGTGGAATTTTTCCCTTTATGCACTAGCAAACAATGATCGTCGGTTTTCATGTGGGCGTCCTTACGAGGTCGTCATC